GCGTTGAAGTTAATCCGCGCTTCTTGGAAGACTGCGGCATGAGCAATTACCCATTCGTACATATCGTCTTCGGGGTCTTTGTTGAGGTCGCGCTTAGCCTGCATGGTCAGGAACTCGCGGCACTTCATGTCAAGCCACTGGCCATAAGTATCGAGGTCGTGGACGCCTGCGTGTCGGATGAAGCTGTCGAGCGGCGCGCCTCTTAGCATTTCGTCGACAGTCATCATCCCGGCTGCGCGCATTCGATCTGCTAGCGGCTCATCCTGCGCCGGGGCTGGCTCGGCCTGCTGGGCAGCTGAAACCATTGCTCGATACACTTTTCCCCAAGTTTCTGGGGTGCCTCTTAGGTACAGATCTTCTACTTCATCCCCAGCAGCAATCATTTCTGGTGTTGGGGTAATCGGAACCAGGACGTAGCCTTCTGGTATCTGTTGTGCCATGTCACACCTCAATTGGCTTACGGACTTGCTGCCATCCCTTGCAGTTGGAGCACTGAAGCAGCTTGGTGGATTGATAAAAGACTGCCCCGGTGCCTTGTAGCTTGTGGTCACAACGGCAGAGCTTGGGATGTTGTTCTTGAGAGAAGACCTTCACCTGTTCGATGAATCGGGTGAACGCCTCGCCTTGGTAGGCTTCTTCGACTTGTAGGAACAGCTCAGCCAGAGAACCGTTGTTCTCGATGGTCTTGGTCTGGTAGGTGTCCCAGGAGCATTGCTCGCTGACGTGAGTATTGATCTTCTCGGTCGTGTCACGTTGGATCTGCCACAGCTCGCCACCGTGCTTGAGGATCATGTCCGCTTCGTTGTGGAAACGAACGTCACTGATGACCATCGACCAGTTGAAGTCGATTGCCTTCAGAACTTTACGCTCGGTGATTAGGGTCCACATATCTGGGTGAACCGTATTGCGGCCCCATTCAGTCCCAAGGGTCTGCATGAGTTGACGGGGTGACTTGCCCAGCCAGTCGATCGGCTGTTCACGGTCACCGTCACGGAAATTGATGTTGCCGAATGCTGCTTCCAGCATTTCCTTCATGGGGTCTGCAAAAGCGACATGGGTGAATTCGTGTTGCATGGCCAGGTAACCGGCCACTGTGTCTTTGCCACTACGGGCACGGCCAATCAAGCCAATGAGTTTCATGGGTTGCTCCTGAGGGAAAAAGTCCGCGTCCTTGCGGAGGGGATCAGGCTGCAGAGAGAATCTGCTTCTCTTCAGCGTCAGTGACGCCCAGAGCCGACCAGCTCTTCTTGGCTGCCTTCTTGATCGAGACGATGTTGGAGGCGTTGGTCTTGATGCCATCATCGATCAGCTTGCGAATGCGCTCACGGGGAGTACCTACCCAATCTGCCATCACTTGCTCGGCAGCCTTCTTGGGCTTGGTGATGGTGCTGGCTTTCACAGGCTCCACTTCGGCCACAGCAGCCGTACCGTGGGCAATGGCAGTGATGCTGGTCACCTGGCTTTCGGAGATACCCAGCTTGTCCCAGCTGACCTTGGCGGCCTTCTTGAACGCCAGGAGTTCCTTGGCCTTCTGGATCTGCACCTTGCCAGTCTTGCCTTCGAGCACACCCTTGAGCAGGGTTTCGGCTTGCTGCTGACGACCTGACTTACGTTCGGTCACCACCTGCTTAGCCACCTTGCCTGCATCCACGCTGGAGCCTTCCTTGGCTACGGCTGGCAGTTCGTCCAGAGAGACGGCCTGCTTGGTTTCTTCCATGACCACTTCGGTGGCTTCGGCAACCGGGGTGATGATCAGCCCGCTACCGTAGTGCCCGGTGATTTCCACAGTCTCCAGCACACCGACGTGGTTGCCTGCAGCAGCGTTGCCCAGCAGCACGGTGTCCTTCATCGGACGGTTGCTGCACACCAAATCGGCATCCTCGCGTGAGAGCTGAGCAATAATGTGGTAGCCCTTGGCACGCAGCTTCCGTGGATCACGATGAGGCACAGCGATCACGTCTTCCGGTGCCAGCTTGGCCAGCACACACACGTCGCCGCTGAAGCTGCCCAGGTAGTCCCGGCGAGCCACATGCAGACCGTTGGAACACTCGGTGCTGCGATCTGGATCGACCAGGGTCTCGCTCATGAATACCTTGCTGCCGACCTTCTGCTTGACGTTCTTCGAGTAGCAATCGACGAACACGCCGTCTTCACTGGTCGACCTCAGGCGCTTGTACACCAGCACGGTGCCGTCATTGGCGATCGGCAGTTCGCCTTTCTCCATGAAGGTCAGCAGGTCCTGAACCGAGTGACGACGCTGGACCTTGGAGACGCGCTCGAAGAAGTTCTTCACGCCTTCGGCACTGCCCAGCTTGCCTGCTACAGCCTGGATCTGAACGTCGATCTTCTCGATGCCAGGGATGATGCCCCCGGAGGAGGTCACGGCTACCAGGGTTTCATCCTCGCCCATAGGAGCATGGAATGCAGGCGAGCTGACCGGAGTGGCATGAGCCATGATCTCCGATACAGCGTCCTGGCTTGCCGTACGGGTGGTTGAAGCCTGAGCCAGGTCACCAGCTACCACTGGAGCAACAGGTGCAACAGGTGCCGCATCCAGATCAGCGAACTTGTTGAGCATGTCCTCGATGGTGTTCTTGAACATGCGGAAGAACTGCACGAAGCCACCCATACCGGCCTGGGCTTCGTTGTAGTGGCTGCTGATGGCGAGATCTTCGGTGGTCAGGTCGCAGAACTTGTCCGCTTCCAGTGCCGGGATCACTTTGTCCACCAGGGGACGAATACGGCTGTCACCCTGGGGAACCAGGATGGTGGTGCCATCCTGTTTGTAGAGGGTGAGTCGCTGGGTATCCACTACGGCAGCGATGATGCGAATGACTTCGGACATAGGTGTTCCTTTTACTTCAGTAAGTGTCGGAGGATGGTGTATGGAACTTCACACTCAGCACTGCCTGGTGATATTTCAGCCAGGCTGTTTTTGAGATGGTTTAAGTCGATGAAGTCGGCCCAAGGCGACGCATGCAACTTATCCAGGCACGTCTTTACCTTTGGATGAGGCTTGACGTGTTTCATCGCTTCCTTGCACTTCTCGAAACGGCTCATGGAGCTGTCAATCTCACGACAGACTTTCATCAGCACAGCACTTTCCTGACTGATGTGGAACCGCAAACCCAGTGACTTCATCAGGTCTTCGTGGAAGCACATGTTGAAGAGGATTTTGTGGTTGTCGTCATAACGATCATTGACGTGCTTAGCAAACGCCGCAAAACGCTTGATATCCGGAGTGGCTGCCAACTTTTCGTCGGCGTACTTGACGAGGAAGTCAGTCACGTTCTCGATTCCTTGTTCTTTAAGTTTGGTGGCTTGGACGGCAGTAACTACTGCGATCTTGTCGCCCCAGTGTGTGTTGATAAGGCGTGATGTCGATGCGTTGAACCGATCGAACCGAGCATCACGATCGCCCTTTGAATTGAGAATCACCCATGCAAGCGGGGTATCAATCAATGTGTCTTCGGCGAAATGCTCGCGGGCAGTTGAGAGCAAGAAACTTTCGTTGAAGCTGTTGTAACTATGTGCCAACGACAAGTAGCCCTTTTTCTTCTTGCACTTGACTGCCTGTTTTACCGATTGTGTTGGATCGCGTTCCTTCTTGATGCGCTCAGGAAGATGCACTTCAACCGGATAACCCAATCGCTCAAGCAACTGAGTGGCTACATCCTTCAAGGCGTCCGACTTCTTATTGGCCCCGACGTACATCACCAGGTAGGTATTGTTACGGGTTACTGCATGGCTACGGAAGTACTCATTTGCCTCTTTTTGGTTACGGGCAATCAACGCACGTTTACTCAACATACGCACCAGGTCCTGATGGCCCCGGTACAGGTCGACGTAGGTTTTTTCGAAGTACCCGAAATGAAAACTGCCGTTGTTCATGTAGATCTGATACTTGATCCCTTCCAGTTCAGGCCCCTTTTTAAGGGCTTCTTGAAAAGGGAGTTGCAGGTGCCGGAACAGGAGGCTGGATGCGTCATGCCTGATCCTGTAGTAAGACCCTCCGAGTATTTGCTTTCTGAGAAGGGCTTTAACCAAGGGCTTGTATACCAACCCTCGACGCATCAGTTCCTGGACTTCTCGTTTCAGCATGAGTTGGCGTGAAACACGAGTACCCATGTGGATCGCGTTGGAGTAGATAGCCGCCTGTTTGATATGGGTAGCGAACCGCCCATACTCTGTTTCACGAGAGGTTGGCGTGCAATCAATACGCTCCTGATCGAACACCCAATGCCACAAATTAGTATCGCTTGCCTGTTTGATCTGCTTGTTCAGCTCTGCGTGGCACAGCTGTTTAACCACCTTCTGACTTACTTCTGTGGCTTTGTAGTCGTAGGTATCCAGCAGCCCTTTAACAGTGGCTACCGTGACATCGGTCAGAATGATTGCTTCCCGGTTGGGGGCAATCGAGATGCTGTCCGGTGGAGCCATGAAGGTGATGGTGGCGTTGTTCCACAGGCTGTGGAGGTCGCTGCGCACACGCATGTACTGTTCGGCGTACTCGGCCCGTAAGGGCACTGGATACACCACGTTGCCGTAGCGCACGTTGAGTTCCTGACCTGTTGTGCCTCGGAAATCAGTGATGATGTAGCCGGTCGGACTGGTCGACAGGGGCAGGGTGACCAGAGGCTCCTCGCCATTGATGCTGGCTTGGATCTCGCCCAGGATCAGTACCTCGCGGATCAGCCTCATGAACTCCTGGCGATCCGACTGGTTGATGCCGAACGACACGGCGATGCCGGTCTCGTCGGTAGGCAGTGCCACGATCTTGTTGATCGAGGGCTTGCCCCCTTTCTCCATCGAGGACTTGGAGACGCGGTAGATGGTCATCTGACCTAGGTGATGTGACACCACCTCGAAGTTGTCGGTGTAGGCGAACGGTGCCTTGCTGCCCAGACCGAAACCACCCGTGGATTTGGAGTCGCCACGCTTGGTCGAATTGCCGTAGACACCGTAGATCGGACCGATCTCGGCATGGGCAATACCGAAGCCGAAGTCACGCACGGTCAGCTGGGACTCGGTGACGGTGATCTGCAGCGGTGTATCGGTCTTGCCTGCAGCGATGTGGGCATCCCAGC